CTACGGGGCTTTTTTGTTGGTGAGTTCTTTTTTTAGATCAAGTAATTCTCTGAATTTACGACTATCTGCCTCTATTTTTTCCATAAGCAGATATGTTAGCAAATCAATTTTATAATAAGCATCATCATTGTCCCAGTCGTCAGCCTCAAGCATCTCTTTGTAGACACGAGAAAATTCTTCGTCCATGGGTAACGATACACCGCCATACAGAGTATCTTGAAGAATTTGCACAATTTCAGAATTCATTGACCTTCCGTTTTCATCTGCTCTTTTGGCAATAGCCTCTCTCATGCCATCGGGCAATCTGAGCATGAATTTATCTTGAGCCGCCACGAGCTTCTTTGTCATTTTCATTACCTTCTAATTTATTTCTAAATAGATGGTAATAGCATATTGACATCATGTAAATGCATGTCATTTTGACATCATTTATTAAGAAAGGAATGAGAAAATGAAAGATGCCCTGTACACAGAAAGAGCAACAGAAACGTTCAGCTTACGTTTACCGAAAAGAGTGAAAGAACACGTTGTGTCAAAGGCGAAAGAAGAGGGTTTATCTCTGAATTCAGCAATCATTCAAAGGCTGGTGTGGAGTATTAATAATGAGAAAAAGATGTTTGAACAATAAAAGCGAAACCTCGAAGGGTGCAACCAACGAGGCTTCTAAATCTTCAAGACCTTGGAAAGCAATTAAAGATTACGTCAACCCATAACAAAGAGAGTGACAACATGAATATAGCAAATAGCAATCTTCCTGTCATTGCGGGCGTAGAAATCACTACCGATGCAGAAGGCCGTTTTAACCTGAATGCGCTTCATAAGGCGAGCGGTGCAGGTGAAAGCAAAGAACCAAACAGATGGCTGCGCAGTAAGCAAGCTCAAGAGTTGATTGCAGAGCTACCGACAAATTTGGCGGTAGGTCAAGAAGCGCTCAAGGTACAAAAAGGCGGCACTACTCCCGGAACTTTCGCCCACGAACTTCTTGCAGTTTCATACGCAGGATGGATCAGCCCAGCATTCCAATTGCAAGTTAACCAGACTTTCATTGACTACCGCACTGGAAAGTTAGCGCCAGTATCACCAGAGAAAAGCAAATCAGGTTTGCCTGAATACCGCCGCGCCAGAACGCTGAAAATGTCAGTTGATGCGATCTCTAACCTGTTTGACCTGATGCCAAACTTGAGCAATGAAGCGAAACAATGCGCAGCAGCCAACATTGTTAACCCCATCGTCGGCTTTGAGGCTGTCCCTCTTCCTGTACTGGAAGAGAGGTACTACACCACTACACCGCTGGTGAGGTGGGTGGCATGCTGGAAGTGTCAGCCAACAAGATTGGACGCATTGCCAACAAGAACAACCTCAAAAATGAACAATACGGAAAGTTCTTTTTGGACAAATCAGCGCACTCAGATAAACAAGTCGAAGCATTCCGTTATAACGAGAATGGAATCAAAGCGCTCAGACATCTGATTCACGGTGTTGAAGTAGCTTGAGGACTTGAGCCAAGGACGGCGAAACAATGATCTTTTTAAGAGGAATAACTAATTTACCAATAATCAACAGTACTAACAATAGTTAATTACTCGTAATACGCGTATAAATAGTTGAATATTCGAAGCGTCTCGCAATTCGCGGCTAAATTCCTTTACAAAACGTTACAATAACGCAATAAATAGTGTCGCTCCAAAACGGCGAAGCCCCCAACTACTGCAATAGTCAGGGGCTTCTTGTAAAACGTCTACAACTCTAGCAGGAGAATAGACATGACAAGTATAGCAATTAGCAAAACGAATAACACTAATCAGTTAACTTTCCGTAGTACAGTGTTTAATCAAGTAACCTATGCTAACAAAATCTGGTTTACTGCGGTAGAGTTAGCAAAGGCTCTTGAATACAAAAAATCAGACGCGGTTACTCAGATTTATGAGCGTAATTCTGATGAGTTTACCTCAGCTATGACTGAGACCCTCAAAATGAGTGTCTCAGGGAATTACCAGAAAACAGTAAGAGTCTTTTCTCTTCGTGGCGCTCATCTGGTGGCTATGTTTTCTAAGACAAGTGTTGCTAAAGAGTTCCGCAAATGGGTACTGGATATACTGGATCGGGAAGTTGAGAAAGAATCGGAGCCAGTGACAACCAAAACCACAGTCCAAGAACGCAACCCGTTAAAGAACGCCGTCAATCTCTTGGTAAGCAAAAAGGGTATCATGTATCCGGAGGCGTACTCTCTGGTTCACCAGCGTTTCAATGTAGAGCATATTGATGAGCTAACCATTGAACAGCTACCACAGGCTATCGAGTATGTTCACAAAATGGCGTTAGAGGGTGAATATTTAGGCCGTGAAGAACTACCAGCGCCAGAAGTTAAGCAACAGATATCTGATGATGAACTCATCACGCTGTGTTGGTCATGGCACTACTTAATGATGTGCTGTTCTGCTATGGAAGATGTTTATCCGCTTTTAAACGTTGCAGAACATAGACTGGCTCAGAAATTTCACACCATACCGAGAGAAAGTGCGCGTAACTCTGGAATGGTGCAGTCAATACTTAAAAGATTGACCACTCATCTGGAACCAAGCAATTTTAATAGCTCATGGGTTTTAAATAATCTCAGACTGGATACGCTGTCAGTGTAGCCTCCCCCAAGCCATGGATGGCTTATCTGATTTTCATCACATGTATAACATTTAATACAAAGTGATGGCAACATGATGCTATCTTTTTAAAGTTTGCCATTAACTTGCGTGCATCTTCTTTAATCATGCATATATAAGTTGTTAATTGCCTCTTATCTCGTAGTTGTAAGATTACGCTATGTATCATATAGTGATACTTAGTGACACTCTATGACTGTTTGTGACTCACTATGATCAACTATTTGATAAGGTAAAACGTCATGAATCTATCACTAAAGAATTGCTTGGCAGGAATTTTATTTGGGGGAGCGTTAACAGTTCCTTCATTCGCTGCTGATCAAGTGGATTCAGAGGACGAACGACGTATGTTTAGTTTTAATGTAGGCAAGACTATTAATAGCCTGGATGAGTTAAAAACTCAATACAAAGAAAGAAGAGAAATTATTGATTCGATAACTAATGAAATCAGTGATTATTATCTAAACCTTCTAAGTCTTGACGAAAGTCAAGTTCGTGGAGTTTTGATTCAAAACGACTTGAATATGAACAAAGCCTGTGAAGCCGCTATAAGAGGGTTTGAGCAGGTGCTTAAGGCTATGCTAGAGCAAAATCAACCCGATGGAGAAAAGCAAGAACTGCGGAACTATCTTAAGTCAGTGGCAAAGGCTAGATTTGAGATAACGCGCTTAAATGATTTTTCTCGTCAATTGTTTGTTTTGCCTGAAATTTATAAAAGTGATATAAACAAGGCCGCTCTATCTGAGTTAGCTGCTTATACAACCAAAAAGATTGAGTCTGAAAACTTTTCATTTACTGGATGATAGATGGAACAGGTAGACGTATCAATAAACAAGCATACAAGAAAAGAATTTTTTGAAAAAGTTTTCCTGAAACATCCAGATCTTGAACGAGCCATTCTTCAAGACTTTAAGTATTACAAAGAGACTGGAAAAATCCCTGATTATTTTGGTCGGGATGCCGCTTATACCCAGCCAGAGGCAGCATATAAATCGTGCATGATGCATATTCATCTTCGTTTTCCACCGGACTCATTCCCTGAGAATAGAGTCCAGTATTACAGAACGTGCGAACAGGGAAACCCTGAAAACGATGCTTGCTTAGTTTACGTTCAGGGGCTTTTGGAGGAACATAAGTACTCCTTATTGGCAGTAATGCATCCTGATGCTCATGGTAAAGCCAGAAATCCCAAGATAATGAGTTATCTAGCAAGAATAGCTCAAGATTTCAGAGACAATAACTAACCCGCTCCGGCGGGTTTTCCATTTATGCCAGTAGTCAACTATTGAATAATTCTCGGATGTTCAGCATCCCGCGTCAGCATGAGCAGAGCTTGATTGTAACTCTCGCATAGCTCGTCATAGACACCCTGATATTCAGCATTGAAAATATCAGTCATAGTAGCGACAACATCCTTGCTGCATATCAGCGAATCAGTTTCCAGCAATTGACAAACAGTGCGACCAATTAGCGCATGAGCGTTATTGTTGTTCATGATCTGTCCCCGGTATTTGTTTGTTGTAAACTGACCTCAGTGTAATAGCAGAAAACACAACCTGTAAACAATTCAATGCCGCTTAATTGCGGTTTTTTACGTCACAAATAACCTCACTTCGTGGGGTTTTCTTTTATTGGAGCTTATATGGCTATTGAAGAGTTCAAATGGCGAACTCAAATCCAAGATTCGCCCAGCGGTGAGTTTAAACACCGGGTTAAATCAATTGAGTTTGGTGATGGCTATAAACAGATTGTCGCAGATGGGATTAATTCAGAAACGCAATCATGGCCTTATTCCTACATGGGAAGCAGGGAAGAGGTGATGCCAATATTTAAGTTTATCCGCCGCCACACAGCAAAATCATTTATCTGGACACCACCATTCGGAGAGAAAGGGCTATACCGGATAACAGCCGACTCAATAACCATGACCCCTTTTGCTAGCGGAGTTATGAAAATATCAGCAACTTTTGAACAGGCATTCAGCGCATGACTATTAACGCAGATCTCCAACGTCTGGAATCCGGGAGCAAGATTCTATTATTCTCGGTCGATGGTTCGGCTTTTGGTGGGCCAGAACTTTTCTTTCACAATCATTCTATTCCTTACACTGAAGCGGAACTGGAAAACCCAGACGACTTGCCGATTAAATCTATTTGGTGGCAGGGTGTGGAATATAGACCGTGGCCTGTGAGAATTGAGGGATTGGAGGTAAACGGTGATGGTAGAACAGTATCACCCACACTCAGTGTTGCCAATCTGGATGGTACCATTAGCGCAATGTGCCTTGCTTATCAAAATATGGCTCAGGCTCAGGTTACTATTCATATGACCTTTGCGCATTATCTGGATGCCCGTAATTTCCCCGAAGGCAACTCGGAAGCCGATCCCACGCAGGAGAAAATTGACGTCTTCTATATCGACAGCAAGACGCATGAAGATAATACGGAAATTCACTTCGCCTTGTCTTCACCCGCTGATTTACAAGGTATTCAAATTCCGACGCGACAGATTCACAGTCTGTGTACGTGGTGTATTCGTGGACTGTATAGAAAGTCACCCTGCAACTATACGGGTGATCGGTATTTTGATGAAGAGGGTAATCCAGTCGATGATCCGTCGCGGGATGCGTGCGGTGGGCTGATGAGCGATTGCAAAGCCCGATATGGTGAAGAATCTCAATTGCCATTTGGTGGCTTTCCCGGTTCTGCGCTATTGAGGCGCTAATATGGATATGCTGCGAAAATCGATAATTAACGCCATCATGACTCACGCCAAAGATGAATACCCCAATGAATGTTGCGGGCTGGTGATTCAACATAGTCGCAAACAGCAATATATCCGCTGCCGCAATACTGCCCCTGCTCCGACAGAACAATTCAGCCTGCATCCCGAAGACTACACCGAGGCCGAAGATATGGGGACGATTGTTGCCATTGTTCACAGTCACCCTGACGCGACAACACAACCCAGTCAGTTAGATATTGCCCAGTGTGACCTGTCACAAGTTCCGTGGGTGATCGTCTCATGGCCGGAGGGCGATATTCGCACGATTATGCCGATAGAGGGTATAAAACCTTTGCTTGGTCGTCCGTTCGTGCATGGTATTTGGGACTGTTACTCCATTGTACGTGACTGGTATCGGCTGGAGCGGGATATTGAAATCCCTGACTTCGCACGCTCTGATGGCTGGTGGAACCGGGGCGAAAATCTGTATCTGAAACACTATGCATCGGCTGACTTTGTCGAGTGCAGCGGTGAATTACAGGTGGGTGATGTAATTATTATGCAGGTTCAGGCCAGCGAACCCAATCATGCCGGGATCTATATCGGTGAGGGGTTGATGTTGCACCACATGTACGGGCAACTCAGTAACCGCGTGCCTTACAGTGGATATTGGCAGGAACGGACGATGATTACCCTGCGTCATATGACCCCACCCGCTTCGGCGGTTTTTTTATTGGAGTAAATTCATGAACACACTACGAACAGTACGGCTGTATGGGGTATTGGGTGCTCAATTCGGGCGAGAACATAGACTGGCGGTATCGTCCCCTCAAGAGGCGATCAGGGCGCTATCCGTCCTTATCGACGGCTTTGAAAAGTTTTTGCTGAATGCCAAAGAGCGCGGGTTAACCTTTGCCGTATTCAACGGAAAACGCAATATCAACCGTGATGAACTGGACTTTTCCAGTAATGATGACATCCGCATTGCCCCGATCATTATCGGCAGCAAAAAAGCGGGCGTCTTCCAGACTATCTTGGGCGCGGTGATGGTCGTTGCCGGGGCGTTTATGTGGGCGACGCCGTGGGGGGCACCCATGGTGATGTCCGGTATCGGGATGATGCTGGGTGGCGTGGTGCAGATGTTATCACCGATGCCGGGCGGACTGGCACGACGGGAAGACCCAGATAACAAACCCAGCTACGCGTTTGGTGGACCTGTAAACTCGATTGCACAGGGGAATCCTGTTCCGGTGGGGTATGGCAAGCGTCGTATCGGGGGTGCCATTATCTCAGCGGGCATCTATGCCGAAGACCAGCAATAAATTCATTACATCTTCATTATTTTAGTCTCGCCGCACTTGCGGCTTTTTTATGGGTGAAATATGGGAAAACATCTTATTCATGGCAGCAAGGGCGGTCAGGAAAGTCCCCGCACGCCCGTTGAATCGCCAGATTCATTACAATCAACATCCTATGCCAAAATCCTATTGGCGTTGGGCGAAGGGGAATTTGCGGGCGGACTCAATGGCACTAATATCTTTCTGGATAACACACCGATTATAGGTCCTGACGGTACCGCAAACTTTGAGGGGGTGAAATGGGAATTCCGCCATGGAACGCCGCATCAAGATTATATTCCCGGTATGCCGGCCGTGGAAAATGAACTGACGGTCGGTACGGAGTTAATGGAATCATGGGTCAGATCGGTCACCAATACTCAACTGTCAGCCGTGCGTATCCGGCTATCGTGGCCGCAATTGCAAAAGCAGGAAGAAGACGGCGATACGGTGGGATATCGCATTAATTACACAATAGATGTGGCAACAGACGGCGGCTCGTATCAGGAATTACCCACGCTGGCCGTGGACGGTAAGACAACCACGAAATATGAGCGCTCACACCGCATTGATCTGCCCAAGGCGCATTCAGGCTGGCAGGTACGGGTACGCCGTCTGACCCCGAAACAGACCAGCAACCGCATTGCCGATGCGATGGTGGTTGAGGCCATTACGGAGGTTATCGACGCCAAACTGAGCTATCCCGAAACTGCACTGTTATTTGTCCAGTTTGACGCCAAACAGTTCCGCAGTATCCCTAAAATATCGTGCGAGCCGAAAATGCGGGTTATTCGCGTGCCGGATAACTATGATCCCGAAAGTCGCACTTATTCGGGGGTGTGGTCGGGACAATTTAAATGGGCATGGACAGATAACCCTGCATGGGTGTTGTATGACCTGATGAATAATGACCGGTTCAGTATCGGGACACGGGTCAAGCCAGAAAATCTGAATCTGGCGAAATGGGATTTGTACCGGGTTGCCCAGTATTGTGATCAGTTGGTGCCTGATGGCAAAGGCGGTATGGAGCCAAGACACACCTGTAATGTCTATATCCAGTCACAAGAGGATGCATGGACAGTCCTGCGGGATATTGCGGGTATTTTCCGGGGCATGACGTTCTGGGCTAATAACAACATGAATGTGCTGGCGGATATGCCGCGCGATATGGACTATATCTACACCCGCGCCAATGTTCGTGATGGTAAGTTTACCTACTCCAGTGCCAGCGAGAAAACCCACTATTCCACGGCAATGGTGAGCTGGTCAGATCCACAGAACGGCTATCAGGATGCGATTGAACCTGTCTTTGATTACCGGCTGATAAAACGCTTTCAGGTCAAACAGGCCGATGTCACCGCCATTGGCTGTACCCGCCAGAGTGAAGCCCAAAGACGGGGAAAATGGGTGTTGCACACCAACGAGTATGATCGGATGATCACCTTTACCGTGGGGTTGGATGGCAAAATTCCGCTGCCCGGTTATGTTATCGGGGTGGCAGATGAAATGTTCTCCGGTCGGGTATTGGGCGGCCGGGTCAGCACAGCGGATGGACGCAATATAACTTTAGACCGGGTCTCTTCGGCAAAAGTGGGCGAGCGGTTAATCCTCAACTTACCGTCAGGCAAAGCGGAAGGACGCACCATTCAGGCGGTTAACGGAAAAGTCGTCACTGTGACCACATCATACTCAGAACTGCCAGCCGCTGAATGTGTCTGGGCGATTGATGCCACGGATTTGGCTGTCCAGCAATTCAGGGTCACCGGCATTAAAGAGGGGGAGGATGGCGTGTCATTTGAGATCACCGCCGTTGAGCATAACCCCGGCAAGTATGACCACATTGACACCGGCACCCGTATCGAAGAACGCCCCATTTCCGTTATTCCTCCGGGTGTTCAGCCTCCGCCGAAAAATGTCACCATTAGCAATTACTCAGTCGTGAATCAGGGCATTGCAGTGACCACCTTACGTGTAACATGGGATGCGGCAGAAAGTGCGATTGCGTATGAGGCGGAATGGCGTCGGGATAACGGAAACTGGATATCTGCCCCCCGAACATCTACACAGGGCTTTGAGGTTCCCAATATCTACGCCGGGCGTTATCAGGCGCGGGTGAGGGCAATTAATGCAGCGGAAATTTCCAGTGTCTGGGCAAACGCCTCTGAAACGCACCTGAAAGGCAAAGAGGGCAACCCTCCGGCACCACTGGCATTCAGGGCAACCCCGATTATCTTCGGCATCCAGCTAGACTGGGGCTTTGCCCCACAGACTGACGACACACTGAAAACCGAAATTCAGTACAGCCAGACCAATGACGGCGAAGGGTTGATGCTGCTGGCGGATATTCCCTACCCCCAGCGTACACATGTATTGCAGGGACTGGCGGCAGGCGTCGCATTTTGGTTCCGTGCGCGTCTGGTGGACAAATCCGGCAATCAATCCCCGTGGACGGACTTTATTCGGGGTGAGTCTTCCAGTGATGCGAAATGGCTAACGGATGCTGTCGGCAACCAGTTCCTCACCGCCGAAGCCGGAAAGCGCATTCAGGATCAACTGGATTATCTGTCCGAAGCTGACCTTATCAACGCGGTCGCCACACAGGAAAATGCCATCAACATGATGGCGCGCGACGGTGAGAACAAGGCGGAAATTAAGCGGCTTGACCGGGTGTTTGCGGATTCCCAGTCTGCTTGGGCAGAAAAGCATACCCGCGTGGAAGCGGAGATTGCAGAGGCTAAGGCAGCCAGTGTTCAGGAAAGCCAGAAAGCCGTTGCGAAAATGAATGAGGCTCTGGCAGGCAGTGAGCGTCGCACGCAGGTTCAACTTGACAAGCAATCTGCCGTCATTAGCGAGAAAGCCACGGCAGTCTTTGATATCAAAGGTAACGGCTATGCCATTTATGACATTGGTGCCGGGGTGAAGTACAAGGATCAATTCTATAAAGCCGGGATGGTGATTGGGGCGGAGGTGAAAAACGGTCAGGTTTACACCTCGATTGGATTCAATGCCAATAACTTCGTCTGGTTTAACCCAGCCAATGGAAAGATGGAGCCGTTCATGGCGTCCAAGAATGGGCAGTTGTTTATCAAAGATACGTTTATTGATATGGCAAACATCAAGAAGTTATTGGTGGGGATTGATATCAAATCCACGAATTACATTCCTAATCAGCGGGGCTTTCGCATTGATGCCAATACCGGATTTCTGGAAATTAACGGGTCGGGTAACGGCTACCGCACCCGACTCACCGATCAGGGCTGGTATCTGTTTAACTCTAATGGGGTCGCATTAATTGAACTGGGAGTCTTCTTATGAGTGTGTATGGACTCAAAATCGTTAATCCACATGATGGCACAAGTTTTATTTTTAATGAGAAAACCGCACCAGCCAGCTTGGTGTGGTTGGCGGATGTCAGTTATAACACGCCCGGAGCGCGGCGTGGAAGAATGCCAGGTGAGGATCAATGGACGTGCCCTGTTAAAATTCCGTCTGGATATAAGTCAATGGTGGCGTGTGACGAAATGGTCGGCTTGGTTTTCGAGTTTGGTGATTCCCATGCCCGGCTGGACAGAGGAGAGGAGCGGATCATATATTCACAGAATGGTGATACCGTGACGATTACTGACATGTCAATGACAGCGTGGAACGGAGACCCGAGATATACCGCTGTCAAAATACTCGCCTACCCAGAGAATCGAACGGGACGTGCCGGATTGAAAATAGGAAATAATACCAATTTCAATATTGATGTTCCGCGCAGTGGTTTTTCGTATGTCTCACACAAAGCGAAATTGAAAATTGATGGTGAGCTGGACTTTTCCCAAATAGATCCCCGGCTAAACCGGAGTAATTGTTTGGTGTTTTTTTGCGCGGAAACTCCTTACGCGATAATGACTCCAGGGGAGAATTCGTACACTTGTTGTGACAGACGCAACGGAAATAAAATGTCGGCTGTTTTTTGGCTGGTGATTTTCTCCGATATTGATGCAACCGGGCGATTTGAGAATGATCGCTATGGGTTACGGCTCAGGAATAATCGGGGGGATATTACCTTTTCGTCAGGGGTCGGCGTATTGACCAAACCGACAGAGATCTACATCAATTCATATGGAAAAAATGAACGAATACCCGTTTCGGGTATTGAACGCCCTATGTATATCCCGTCACACGCAGCTAAACACTTCTGGATGTCAGGCAGAAAGGGAAGACAAGAGGATCTGGCGGTAGGAAATTATGATTCTGGCTCCATTTGTGTTGGAGTGTCATCCAGTTATGACCGATATGGATATTCAGGGCCAGATTATACCTATGTGACCAAAAGACCTATTCTTATCTTAGACGCCGCAGATTACTTCAACTTCTAACCTCTCAGGAACACACCATGTACTATTCACAAGGCACAATTAACACTGTGTCCGGCTCGGCTATTGTCCGTGGAACCGGCACACGATTTAAAGACAACATCAACGGCATTGCCCCCGGTCAGATTATCTTAATCCAGTCCGGCAATAGTAATCTACTCCACATGATTCAGGCGGTGAACTCCGATACCGAACTGGTACTGGCAGACAATGCCGCTGTCACCCTGAATAACGTGAGCTACCAGATTCAGATTACCCTCCCTGATTCTGTCTCCGATGGCGTCCGGCATATGGTGGCGATTAACAGCCATATTATCAACTTCCTCCAGAATATGGACAGATGGATGAGTGAGAATGGCGTGGTTAACGTGACATTGCCGAATGGACAGAAAGTATCGCTGCAATCGATTAAGGCAATGAATGAGCAAATCGCAGGATTAACCCAGTCAGTTGACAACCGCCTCGAAAAATCAAGGAACGGGGCGGATATTCCCAATAGACAAGAGTTTGTGAAAAACCTTGGTTTAGTGAAAACGGTGGAGCAGGCGGAAAATGCACTGCCAAAAGCTGGGGGTGTTATAGATGGCGGATTAATTGTTGAAGCTGATTTCTGGGTCAAACGCACAGGTTCGAATGACAGGCGACTGGTTATTAGCACGAGCCGAGAAAACCATGCATTAATTTCATATAATCATGGCAAAAACTGGTTTGAGTTACAGTTATATAACACAGGGAATCTGCATTATAGCGGACAACCTGTCTTAATATTGAACCGAAACTGCTACCGTGATAACAGTGGCTATATACGACAATCCTCCCCCATCATCCAAATTCACCCTGACGGCACATTTACCACCAATGACGAATCAGAGGGTGCGACTGTCACTAAACTTGGCCTTGGTCATTACAGAATCACCGGTGTTCTGGGCTATAACTCAGATGGTGCATGGGGTGTACATGGCGGTATTAGTGTTCCCCTTGATGTTAACGGCAATGAGTTAGTGTATGTCGAGGATAAGGTATTGCCGGATGGAGCCATTGAAATCAAGGTCACTCATCGACAAAACATCCACATGCCCGCCCGGTTACAGAACAGGCGCATGAAATGCACGAAAGAACAGATTTATTACGCCGATGATGAACCCTGTGACTTACCCGCAGGAACTCGACTGGACGTCCGTGTCCAGATGCCGGAAGATTCGGTGTGGAACTTAAGACAAAAAACAGAATAACTTGAGGGGCACGCAGCCCCTATTATCATTTTGGCAGCTCCGGCCATTCGATATCGGGTGCGGTAGTGCAATCTACCCGATTGAGCAGCACCCGATATTTACGCCATGCGGTTAATGCGGAGTGTTCGGCATCGGTGGCGATATCCAAATCAACCGCGTCCTGACAGATATCAATGTTCTCTGCTGCTGTTCTCAGTAATTGCCGTTTCTCATGTTCAGCATTTTGCTGTAACTGCTCAGGCGTTGGCGGCGGAATATCAGCCCATGCTGGCAGACCATCTGAGCCAGCAATACGATATTTACCCTCTGGGGTAGAATCAATCGCGAACTCATTAAAAATAGTCTCGCTGACCTCAATCCCATCATCCGGCCATGAACCCACATTGATATAATCCTGTTTCATATGAGTAGGATAGAATGAATTACGCACTGCGCTGTAAAAATATGCCATCATTAGAATCCCCAGGCATGCCACTGACAGGCAGACAGAGCAGAAGGATTAAAAGTGCCTACTCCTCGCTGTAATGTTCCCAAATTTATTGCTAAAAAACCTGCTAAGCTAATATCATTTATTTGCCATATAGCTCTGACCGCACCTCCACCATTATCATGCTCACTGACCATAGATACCCCAGAACTAAACTGTATTGGAAATGTTATATACACCTCGTCATATGTTCGAGTTGATGTCACGCCCCACTGATAAATTAGTCCATTAGGGTATTGAACCCATCCATTTTGAGCATCTCCATATCGTTTGAAAAATGACATGTCAGGAATCTGGTTCGGTCCATTCCCTACGGTTCTATAAACCAGCTCTGATAAACCAATATTCTTCACAAACTCCGCTTTATTCGGAATATCGTCCCCGTTTTGTTTCTTCTCCAAATAGAGATCAAAATTATTGTTAAGGGCGTTTTGATTGGCGGTATTAGCTAAATCATATGCAGCTTTCACTGCTTTGGGTGTTGCAGCCATCGTCTCGCTATCACTGCCAGTATCATTGCTCAGGACAACAAAACCTTTATCTTGCAACGTAGCATCTGGATGATTACGACTTGCTGCGTGTTCTTCAATAGCTTCTTTAACATATTTCGGTGTTGGAACGACAACAAGGTCATCAGTTTCTAAAGTTGTTGTATCAGGCTTTTTATCTTGAATACTCATACTTATTCCCTCATCTAATCAACAATACAGATTGCTAAGTAACATGAAGGCGGTGGGTGACTGCTCCGCCTGTGAACATCAATAAAATAGGTTCATCAATACTGGAGAGTACGTCTTGACTAAATTCAGTGGGTGAGTTGCATGTTTTGATAGCAGGATGACATAAAATAACAAACAGAAAATAATAATATTTATCTGACGACTGATAAAACTTGTTAATAAAAATGAAATCCCCGCCTTTTAACTTACTGATAGTCCATCCCCGTAATCAGCATGTTGCATCATAGTGACAACAGCTTACTTTCCCATTGCTCTATGATTGTGCGTTTTTCTTTTTGGGAGATTGCAGTTTTTTTGATGAGATACTCAACTAAAATACAGGTACTGAATAGGGTGAAGTAAGGCAGACATTTTTTGATTTGTGTACATATTTGTGTACTTTTAAGGTATTATATTTTTTATTTTTCTTTTTAAAATCATTGTTATAAATCTTTTTATCTCTATATCCATTTTACTAAGGGGACAATGGAGGCTGAGTATACCTGCTTTTTTTGCTAAAGATAAGGGACAGAGAATTGTTTGCCTATATAATCACCACTCTTTTTGATTACCATTAATGAAAAATTGGAAGTATATTTAACATATTAGGAGCATTGGCTGGTTTGCAGCATGATGGTTGATGTCAAAAAATAATTATTTGGAGAACAATATGAAGTATCGTTTAAGCGGGATTGCTCTTACAGCAGTCTTACTCGTGGGATGTGCCAGTCCATCGAATACGAGTGAACAGGGGCGTTCTGATCCGCTGGAAGGGTTTAACCGTGCTATGTTCAACTTTAATTATGATGTTCTCGACCCTTATGTTCTGCGGCCTGTGGCTGTTGCATGGCGGAATTATGTGCCGACGCCTGCCCGGAATGGTATTGGCAATTTTATGAGCAATCTGGAAGAGCCAGCCAGTATGGTTAACAGTTTTTTGCGTGGCGATATCCATGAAGGTGCAAAACACTTTAACCGCTTCTTTTTAAACACACTCTTGGGAATGGGCGGGTTTATTGATGTCGCTTCCATGGCAAATCCTAACTTGGCAAAAGAAGATCCGATGCGTTTTGGCAGTACATTAGGTCACTATAATGTGGGCTATGGCCCGTATGTTGTTCTGCCGGGTTATGGTAGTTTCACATTGCGTGATGAAGGCGGTAACTTTGCGGATATGACTTATCCTGTGCTGAGTTATCTCACTGGTTGGATGTCGGTAGGAAAGTGGATGTTCGACGGGATAGAAACCCGTGCCCGTTTGTTGGACTCTGATGGTCTGTTAAAAAACTCTTCTGATCCGTATTTGATGGTGCGTGATGCTTACTTCCAACGCCACAATTTTATGGCCAATGGCGGCCAGTTGGAACCAGAAAAAAATCCTAATGCAGCCAGCATTCAAGATGAATTGGATTCCATTGATTAATCAGGGTTCGATAATCAAAAAAGGATAGCGGGTGCTATCCTTTTTTAGATCACGGCATTTGGTGAGAACGTGTA